AAAGGAGGAGATAATGACTGCATGGACAGAAATTCATCTTTATAAAGATTGGGATGCAATAATAGGAATACATTTTCCCAAAGAATATTGCAAATTTGTAAAAAAAAATTGGAACAAGTCAAAAGAAGATAGACCGACAGAAGAAGAATACAGAAAAAAACTAAAAGAAATTGTAAAAAAATATGAAAAAAAAAATAAGTATGTATCTGAGTTATCAAAAGGTTACATAAATGTCATGTGACCCTGATAAAGCAATCTATATTGTGCCAATAGCAGGTGCGATACGCATCTATATAGATACAGAACTGCATGAAGTTAAAATGACAAGAGATGATATGGCAGATTTAGCTACTGAAATCCTTGCAAGAAGAATTGAAATAATTAAGTCGTAACATTTTTCATACGTTGAACTAATCTATCTGCACGATTAGGTACTTGTCTGTACCATTTACTATCCATCATTTCATTAGATGCTTTCTGCCATTCACGATTGTCTACTGCTCTTTTCATTTTATGAAAGCGAGATAGTCTTGGTCTACCCATGTTAAACATCATATTGGCTATGATTCTTTGTGCTTCTTCAGGCAATTCATCAAAGTCATAATAAAGTTTTCTACATTCATCTATAGTTATTTCTATATCCTGATCAAACAATTCATAAATTCTTTCTTCTCCTATTTCTGTACCAACTGGTAGCCCATGTTCTGGATCAGATTCTTGTATAAGGTGGCCGATTCCTGTTGTTGGCAAAGAAAGGTGGTCTAAATAAATTTCATACTTAATTCCTTCATCTAGTTTTAATTCTTCTCTTAATGCTACAGTATTCATTTTGTTAATCCTTTATACTTTTCAAAACTACGAAGTCCCCCCAATCCAAGCATACCCATAAGCACAGTCATAAGACTGCCCATATCAAAGGTAGGCAGTTCAGGTATCTGTACATTAAGATAAGCACATACAAATATAGTTATTGGTGCAAGGACAAAGTGCCAACACAACGCAATGCCACAAGTCCAACCAATGAAAGGCCTCCACCCTGCAACAAAGATTGACTTGTGCTGTGCTTCAGCTTTGTTAATTTCAATCTGACCTTTAGCTAATTCTTGTGCGTGTTTCTCTGCCATAGTAGCAAGGTCATGTGCCAATTTATTCTTGACATCTTTGTCCTCAATAAACTTACCAACAAGTTTACTTACTGGACCTATTAGTGCTGTTAGCATTAACTACCTCCTTGTGTTCGTGACCCATCCATATACCAAATATACCAGTCATTGCACCCATAACAACAGATACAAAAGCTGATTGTGGTGCAGTAGGTTCTGTTAAATCCATAAACCATTCGCTGCATCTCCAACACATAAAGGTGGAACACAGCATCATAAATCTAGGAAGTATCTTCCATTTTAAAAATCGTTCTACCCTTACCATAATCTTACATTCTCATTAACATTAACAAGTTTACAAAAACATTCATAGCTTTTTATCTCCTCACCAATCTTAACTGTTTGTTTATGTAAATGTTCACGAAAGTATTTACAGTTATTAATATTGCTTAAGTGCATTGTACCTTGTGGGTTACCTGCTAGATAACACATAAGTAAAAATGCAGGTTTCATCTCACAAGTAAACCTATCAATAAAAGAATAGCTGTACCTGAAGTGCCAATCATAATATGTTCTATTCTTTTAATACGAAGTATTGTTTCTTTCCATCTTTCTGCACACACAGCTTCATGTGTATCAACTTGTGCCTTCACTTCTTGTGCAGTTAATCGTGGCATATACTCTAATAACCTTCCTATCATTCTTTAGGAAAGTCATATATAGGTGCATTGCCAGTTGGGTTGCCATCACTATCTACTGGTACATCAAACAATGCTTTAAATGCAGTAAGGTTTGCACAATTATTAATCTTTGTTTCTATTGTGTTACAAGCAGTTCTTACTTTATCTCTAAAGGTAGTAGTTGCTGAAGCTATAGCAGTTCCTTTTTCAGATTTGCGAGTAACTTCCCAATCTGTTTTAGCTAACATATTGTTAGCAGTTTGTTTTGTTTGTCTAACCCAGATTGTTTTAAGTCCATAGTTGACAACTTGATTACCATCAGCATCTTTAACTTTGTTGCCATCTGAATCTGTAGCATCTTCATCAGCTAACTTTCTTTCAACATCTTTACTCCAGTAAAATCTATCATCAAATCTTGTATCAGGGTCATCTGTCCATGTTACATCCCAGTCTTTTTTATTTTGGGAAGTCCAAGCAGTTGCCCAGTTATAAGGATGTTTAAAACCATTCTTATCTTTCCATGTGCTACCAACTTTAATTACATTTCCGTCATGTTTCCATACCATTATCTTCTCCTATTAAAAAGCATTAGAATATTTTTCAGGGATTTCTGCAAAAGCCATGTATATATAGGTGTAACCAGTATTATTCCACTCGGAGTTGCCAGTATTTACCTTAAAACCATTGCTCAAAAATTGAACAGCATTAACTTCAGTATCTGAAACTTCAGCAGATGAAGCATTTGCATCCAAATGAGCCCCAGTTCCAAGACTAGAGTTCATTCTTGGGGAACGTTTAGAATCAAATATCCACCAACGACCAGTTCCACCTGAAGCTATTTTGCCCATAATCCATCTGGGTTTAAAACCAAGATGTATGTAAGGTCCATCTGAAGATGAACTATTGCCAACAAATTTTCCAAATTTAGAATATCCTTTAACTTCATGCCAACACCATATAACTTGTAATTTACCACTTAAATTTGCATTACCTGCCACTCCTATAGTTGTGCTACTAACAGACGTTATTTGGTCGCTAGTTGCTACAGCATCAGTAGCATTTAATTTTAAAAATGTACCAGTAGAAATGCTTTTGTGCCAAACAACACGATTTGAACCTGCACTATCTCTTGGAGTTGCTATTATAAAATCAGGTTGTTGACTTAATCCATGAGCAATAGTATCTGTTCCTGCAGTTCCACTATAAGTAATAATACTAAAACCTGCAGTTGTGTTTGCTTGATATGTGCTATCTTCTGAACCAACACTTGTTGCACTTGCATCATTTGTAGTCGTACTATTAGCATTAGCTTTCCAATTCCAAGCTACAAAAGTATTAGAACTATGATTGACTAGATGATAACCACTACTTCCAGTAACTACAGTAAATCCATCAGCAGTAAAAGCTGATACATAACCATATTGTTCTTGAGTTGTTTCTGCAGCTGTTGAATTTGATTCTAAATGTTTTTCAACACCTCTTGAACTGTCAAATAAAGTATGTTCATTTCCTTGATTTCTGGTCTTAATCCATACTAAATCAGGTTGAAAGTTTACTCCAGTTAATGTTCTTGTAGAATCGTTGCCAGTCCAAGTTATAATATTAAAATGGTCATCTGGTTGTTCATTTGAATTAGGTCCTAATGTTGGCTCTGGTAGGTTAGCAGAAGTTAGTAGACTGTAACCAGTTGGAATTGTACCAGTAAAAGAAGCTTGTCCAAAGTTAGCTTCCCAAGTCATTGAACCACCACCATTACCACTCCAGAAGGGAATGTAAGTTGAGTCAGTATTTGGAGATGCTACTTTATTTGTGCCATCTGAAAAAGTAGGTGTGCCATTTATATAAGTTCCATTAACATGAACCCAACAATGTCCACCATCCATATCAACTGCAAACCCAACTACTGCACCACTTTGATTGCCAATGCTTCCAGTATAATTTGTGTTACTTCCACTTATATATATTGCATTATTATGAGTATAATAAGTAATAAAATCGCCACTAGTAGTAAACAGATTATCACTAATACCAAGAGCTAAAGTGTCTGAATCATAAATACCACAATAAGGTGCTTGTGAGCCACCAGTATCTGCACCAGTAAAAGTTTGTTCCCAGTACCACTTTCCCTCTTTAGGTAAAGCAAAAGTGCAACCATGATGTGTGTCATCTACATCACTTGTAAAAGAAGATTTTAAATTACCTTCTGTAAAAGTTATTGCATCAGCACCAGTAGATAAAATATTCATAGTCGGATAATTGTCCTCTGGACAGTCTGGCAAATTTGAATCAGTTGAAGCTAAATTACTAGATGTAAAATGATTTGAATTAGCTGTGTCAGCACCTATGGTAGATGTTGAAGCAGTCCCAGTTCCAGTTTGTTTGAATTGTAATCTAAATCCATTAGTACCAAATGTTAATCCACTTGTGTCTTTAGGAATCCAAGCACCTTCTTTTGTTTCACCAAAACTAGTTGGTGATAATGCTTGTCCATCTATAAAATTAACTTCTGCTATATACCCATCAAAATAATTTGCAGATGCTTGACCTCCAATACCATGTGCTTCTGCTTTGTTTATTTCCCCTTCTCCAGAAGGATATGTTCCAGACAAAGTTTGCAAAACATTATTAACATATATTTTAAATCTATTTGAAGCAGTACCTTCGGTTGTATCATGGATAGCTACAATGTGATACCAAGAAGTTACATCTCTAAAAACTGAGGAACTAACAACATTTCCAAATGCACCTTCAAATTTTAATGTGTTATCAGTATAAAACAAAAAATTGTAATCTCCTGCAGAAGCACAAAATAAAGTTGCAGTTCCACCTAGATTCCCTCTTTTAACCCAAGCACTCCAAGTCCAAGTTTCTCTATCACCTGCAGAACCAAATGTTCGTTGCAAAGATGCACTATCATCATCATTTAATCTAACTGATTGAGTTGCTACACTATTATAAAAACCACTTGAGGGATTTGCTAACCATGCTTCTGAACTAAACATCTAACTATCCAAAGTTAAGTTGTGCTGCACCAAGTAGAATACTGTTATCAGCTTTTACAATATAAGGAACTACATCATAGTCATTGTTAGCTGAAGATAATGTAAGACCTGCTGCTTCAGCAGTTTCATAATCACCATGTAAACTAACTGTTCCTGCACTACTACTGCTTGGTTGAATAAATATTATAAATCCAGTCTGCCCTACTTGTGATGCTTCAGTTGTAGCTGCTGCTAAAGTATTAGACCCACTAGCTAATGTAATAATAAAGTTTTGATATGTGTCATAGTCAAGAACACCACTTGTTGATGATAAAGCAGCAGTATATGTGCTTGGTAATTGTGCTTTAGTAAAAGTATTTTGTTCATCTGTTTTAACAACAGCAGCTTCCAAACTTACAGCACCACTTGATACTGAAAAATCAGCAGATGAAAAAGAAGCTATACCTTTGTTACTTGTTGTAGCATCTTCACCTGCAATCGTTAATGTATCTGTAGCTGATACAGTAGCATCAATGCCTTCGCCACTTGTAACAGTTAAAGTATTTCCATCTGTAATAGATTGAGAAGTTGACCCATCACTTAAAGTAAAAGATGTCATACTACCTGAGCCATCTGCACCTGATTGAGCAAATGTAACAGTTACACCCATGCCATCAGAAAAAGTACCAGTAGATAACACATGAGTAACAGCTACTTTATTATAACCACTTGCATCTGTAACTGCACCTGACACTTTAAATATAGCATAGACGTTTGAAGCACCTTCTTTAGTAATATGTATAAAACCTCTTGAGGTTGCGTTTACTGCATCATCCCAAGACTGAACATAAGTTGCAATATTAACAGCATTGTCGTCTACATCATCTACATATAAAACAGATATTGAAGCTATTGTTCCATGATTTCCATAAATCTTACCTGCTCCACTGTCTGCATCACTTGTATCTGTGTCCCATGTCATAGGAATACCAATTCCTGCAGGACCAGTAGCACCAGTTGCACCAGTAGCACCAGTCGGAATACCAAAAGTAAAAGCAGCATTGTTATTAGTAACAGCAACAGATGCAGTAGATGAGCCACCTACTGAAACAGTATTTGTAGCAGCAACACTTGCTGTAGTTAATTGCGACACAGCTTGAGGTACACCAGTAGAAGAATGAAAACCTAAAACCTTATTTAATCTGTCTGCTTTCAAAGGTAAAGTCATTGAAGCAGCAGCATCAGAATCATTTAAAACTAATGAACGACCACTTGTATCATTAAAATCAGAGTGCATAGCAAGTAGTGTATCTAATTCTGTATTTAATTTTGCCACTTCAAAAGCACCTGAACTTGGAAAATCAGTAGTACGAGCCAAAGGTATTGCACGAGTAATAACTACTGTACTGCCACCACTAGCACCAGTAACAGAAGTAGTGATGCTACCAGTAGAACCACTCCCACCTGATACAGTATATTGCGTAGTATTTGCAGTTGAAGCATGATAACTCCTAGCTGTATTGTCTACATAAACATTAAGGTCTGTTGAGCCATCAAAGAAAACAAAGGGTACAGTAAAAGAAGTTTGAGATGCACTTTCATTTACTGTGTAACTAATTCGTGGTGTATTGTCACTTAATGCTATTGTCATAATGTAATCCTTACTATTTTTATTAAAAAATGTCTACTAATATCTAAAATCATTACTCCTAGATAAAGCTCTCATATCATCATCTAATCCTATTAAACTAATAATTGGTAAATTATAAGACAAATTTTTCATACCTTCTTCTGATCTATCATTTAACATATCATTAGCAGATAAAACCCATTCACGAAGCATATTTGGTGTAGCACCTGATAATCCTAAAGCAGCATCCCAACCAGTAGCTTTATATCTACCTTTTAACCAAGAAGTATCAGGATCATGTAAACCACTACCTACAGCAACGTTTACACCATGATAAAATAAATCAGCATATAATGAAAACACACCACTATGATCTACTACTCTCATTAATAATTCAGGAGTATCTTTATTTTCAAACCACCAATCAGGTTTTTTTAATTTATATATAATATAACTCATACCTAATAAAGACATCATTCCTGCAATTCTGTTTTGTTTTGCAGGATCAAACATTGCTCTTGTAATTCTAGGTAATGCAGCAAAAGCAAAATTATAAAATTGAAATGGAAATGACATAACACCAGACTCTATTCTTGCTATTGGAAAACGATAACTTCCGTCAGCTTGTTTACCAACAGATGCTCTTGGATCAGGCTCAATACCCATTCTTCTCATATAAGGTCGCCATTTTTTATAAACAAATCCATCCATCATAGTTGGTCTATCAAAAGCTGTTGCATGAATAATTGTATTTCTTGCATTTGTTGCAATAACAGTTTGCATTGTTTGTTTTAAATCTCTTTGTAATTTAGTATTTGTTGCCCAACCTTCAAGATTTAATAAAGGCATACCAGTATCAGTTTCTTGCCATGCTCCACCTTTTAATAAATTTGTTGCAGTTTTTTTGTCTACACCTATTTGATTTAACTCTATCTCATCAATTTTACTAATAGATCCATCAGCATAAGATTTTATTTGTTTATAAAATTTTGGAATATAAACAGCAGTCGTAAAACTTTTTCCTATAGAAGTAACTGGAGCTAAGCCATTAAATTTGTAAAACCAATTTTCAGCACCTTCAATAGTATTTTCTAATCTACCACTTCTATAACCTCTTAAATTATCATGTAATATTCTATCTTGAGATGTTTTTAAATTTAATTCCATACCTTCTAATGAATTTCTAACTTCATTTGCATTAGCTTTTATTTTTGCCCAGTTTCCATCTATAGCTCTAACTGCTGTTTTAAAAACTGGACCAAAGCCATTAGCCATTATAGGCATGGCAATAGTTTCTATCCCTGCTGTTACTCCTGCACCAGTAAGATAAGTCATACCTGCTAACTTTTTTGTAGATCTTGTAAACCTTGTGTCCCACCTATGAGGTGAATGAACCATTTGACCTGCAACCCTATCAAAGTCAGCAGTAAAATCAGATTTAATTGCAGCAATATCTCTATCAGGAAAATTTAGTTTTTCAAGTTGCATTTCTATACCTTGAAGCATACTACCTAAATCTTCATCACCAAATTTTCTTGCCCATTCAATTCTAAAAGACATCTTGCCACCATAAGAGTCAAGAACCATACTGTCTTTATGAATATAATCAATAACTTTCCATTCAGGTATGTTAGTAATTCTTGCCATTAAATGTTTACCTTTACCAACATTTCTATAATCATAAACTTTATCTTGTGTAGTCATTATAGTATCTAAATTTTTTTCTGCTTCAGATTGTGCTTTAGCAAAAGCAGCTTTTTTATCTGCAGGTAATCTAGTTTTAACTATACCTTGTCCTTCAACAAAACGATCAAAGTAACCTTGCTCAAGATAATGATTACGAAATATACGAATTAATCTGTTAACATATTTTGATCCAACACCTGCATCTTGTAACTTTTGAATATTGTAATTTATTGGAAACTTATAACCTTCTCTACTTTGAACATAATTTTCATGGAATTTTAAAGACTCTCTTCTTTTACTTAAAGCTAATTTAAATACTTCTTTAGCTATTGGATCTTTTTCTGCTAATATTTTTTTTTCAAGGTTTTGTATTATCTCTAAAATATTTTTGTTTGCTAATTGAAATTGTGTTTTATTTGTCATAAGACCTGCATCTTGTGCTCTTTGATCTATTTTACGAAAGTAACCTTCAAATAAAAGAACTGCATTTTTTTTAAATTCAGGAACTTGTTTCCAATAACTTTTAAACCATTGTGGGTTGCCAGATAATATTTGTATATTAACTATCTCTTCAAAAAATTCATCAAAGGTAGGAGGTTCTGATAGTTGACCTGAATTACTAACATACGTTTGTTTTGCATTACCAAACTTTCTATTAAATTTAATTAATGAGCTACGATAATCTATACCCATTAATTCACCAGTACCACCTAACTTACCTTCACCTGTTAGTTCAGTCATTGCACCTTCGTAAATACCTCGTACATTTTTTGTAACAACATGACTTTCTCTGGCAAGAATTAATTGTAATTGATCAATAGATTGAAAACCTTCACCTAAATAATTTTGTTTTAATGGCACTGATCCATTGTATGAAATTTCTGCATGAAGTTGTCTTATGTTATCAGGAACTTCTTTACCATTATATTTACCTTGCTGTATTCTCCAAGCAGGTATAATACGATTAAAAATATTTATTTTATCAAAAAAATTATATGCAATACCTTTTTGACTTGAATCTTTTTTTTCAAGGTCTAATGCCATTTTTTCTAATGTATAGTTTTCACTTGTTTTAACTGGATTACCTTGTTGTTTTTTTGCTAATGCTTTACCTCTTATACCTTGAAAAATATTACCCATTTGTCTTGTGCCACCACCAATAATGCCACCAAACAAAGTATTAGCAGTTACATTTGAAACAACCTCTAATGGTGTTGCATAGGGATCAAATGGTGCTCTTAATATTTCACTGCCTGCACCAAATATAAAACCAAGTTTTGCTGATTCTTTTGCAACACCAAAAACACTTTTAGCACCCCAAGCTGCACGAAAGCCAACATTAAATACTGGATGAAACATAGCAATATTTAGAGGATCAACAACACCTGCCACAATTGCACTACCTAAACTAGCTCTATCATAGATTTTTCTATTTTGTTCTAGTGCTTTTAAATTATTAAAAATGAAATCATAATGTTCTTTATTTTTTGATCTTGCTAATTCTTCTGCATACACAAAAGCATTGTCATCAATCATATGACTTTTAAAGTCAAAGTTTTCATCTTGTTCTTCAAAAGCAAAATTATAATACTCAAGTGTAGCATTAGTAATTGGAAGCCATTGATACTTTAAACCTGATAATACACCTTCACCAAATGTAGGATCAGCAGTTCCTTCATTATTTGCTAATGATAAATGTACTGGCTTATAATCAACAATCCCATCAGGTTTATATGGTTGTAATTTTATTGGTGCATAAATATCTGTCATTATAATCCAAAACCCCGAAGTGTGTAATCAGTAATTTTTTGAAATACTTTGTTTGTTTTCTTTTTACTTGCACTTAAAAAGGTTGGTTTTGTATCTGTAAAAAAACCTAATGCTTCTGCTCTTGTGTAATATCTATCATTAGGTATATTAAAATTATCAAAATCATTTACTGCTTTTGTTTTACCAGTAATCATTATTGATCCGTCAATATCTTCAAACTGTTCATAATTATATATTGCATTAAATCCTGCTCTATTAAAAAAGAATTGTCGTAAATTTAGATCATCAGTTGTAAGAGCAGAAGTAACTGATGCCCAATACTTTTGCCAATTTGTTTTATGACTTTCATACCCATGTTGATATGCAAAATCTATTAATGCACTTTGTTGAGTAGCAGGTATCTCTGCAAATCTAGGTAAGTCTTTATTAAATTGATTATAAATTTTCATCATTTTATATGTAAAAATCATTTTAGATTCTTCAGATGTAATTATTTTAAAGTTAGCACCTGACTTACCTCTAAAATTTTTATTAATATAATTTAATGCTTCTTCACTTGTTACCTTTTGATTACTACTTCCAACTCTATTTTTAATCATATAATCTCTTGCATCAAATAAAAACTTTCTTCTTCTTGCACTAGGTATCAAATTGATTTCATCATCTGTTAAATATCTAATATTAAATCCTGCACCAACAGAAACAGTTTTAGCATCAACATAAGGCATACCATTATAACCTTCTTCTTCTGATGTTTTTTCTATTATTGATAACAATTCATTTTGTGCTTCAATAGCTACTTCAGGTGTAATATATTCTTTAACAACATTAGCAACTTCTTTTGGTAGTTTTTGTATATTAGTTAACATTTTGTTATAAATCATTTTCCAAATTGGATTTGTTGAATCTTTATTTGTATAAAATATTCTATCGTCATAGCTAGATGATATACCTAAATCAGTTACAGATGCAGGTTTAACAATACTATTATAAAACTCTTTAGTTTTTTCTGAAGTAAATAAAGGATCTCCGTTATTTGGGGAAGCAACAGCATCTTTTGTTCCTCTCATATATGACCTCATACCTTTATTAAATTCTTCAATAGCTTCAAAAGGAATAGCAGGTTCTTTGTAATTTTCAAAACTATCTACTTCAGCATTTAATTCTTCTTGTGCTATTTTTGCAAGTCTTTGTTTTTCTTTAGTAAAGTCTGTACTTGCAATGTTTTGTGTAAAATCTAAATTTGTTTTCATAGATTTTTTAAATTGTTTTTTTGCTTCACTTGGTATTCCAACTAAAGATTCTTCCATCATGTCTGCACCAGTAGGAGAATGATAAAGTTTTTTTGCATGATTAAATGCAACTAAATCATTTATTGCTAAATCAAATCCAAAAGGTCTTGTTTGAAAAGTATCTTGATTTGTAAATAATTCTGCTGTTGCAGTATTTGTATAAATATTATTTTTATTAATTTTAAAATCATCAAGCATTTTATAAATTGCAGCAACAGAAGTATTATTTTTTTTTGATGCAGTAGTTATTGCTTGTTCTAATTTTGAGCCAAATTCAGAATTGAGGGTTTTTTTATTAAATGCTAATGTTTCTATAACAAGTTCTTTATCTACTTTAGTAGTATCTATTTCAATTAAATTACCTGCTTTACTCGTAATAGGTGTTCCATTTCCGTCTACTAATGTATAATAATTAGTATTTGTTGATGTGTTTCTAAAATCAGGTAAAAGAAAAACATCTTCACCTAATCCTTCATATATTGTGTCTGTTCCTATAATTTTGTTTACAAAACTAACAAACTTACTATGGTGATACTCGTTAGGATATTTCCTTTTAGGAGATAAAAATGTTGGAGTTTTTGTATCATTACTATATATATCGTAAACCATTTCATCTTCTACATATAGTTTTTTATAAGTTTCATTTAATGATCCAATTGCTGCTTCTTTAGTAAAACCAGTTTCTTTTTCGTCACGACCTTTAACTTGTTTGTGATTTAACATAAGTCTTACATAAGGTGCAAACTTTTTATGAAGTGGTGCAGGTATTTTTGTTTCAGACAAAAATTGAAACACTACATCATTAGCATCAGCAACTAAATTTGGATTTAATCTGTTAGGTTTACCAACTGTATAACCAAATGAAACACCAGTATTTAAAACATTAACATCAATATCATCATCACCTGAACTTGTTTGACCTGCCATGTTAAAAGCATGAAGTGGGTCACCAGTGATTCTTGAATAAAAATTTATCATATCAAATCTTTTATAATCATCATCACTAATTTCTAACTTTGGTATTGGATCACCCCTATTTTTATCAGTTTTTCCAATATTAAATGCAGTATTATTAAAAAGATTTAAAAATTTTGCTGCTATTTTTTTTTGAACATCAGGTGTTTGACTACCATATCTAGTCATAATTTTATCATTTGTAAAAGCTTCATAGATTGGAGTTGGAAGAATATTAACATTTGGTAAACTTAATATTTTCATTAAATTTTCTGTTTGATCTTTATCAAATTTTGCAAGATTATCTATTGTCAAATCAATATTTAATTCTTTATTTATAAAATTTGTAAAATCATCTCTTGTTGCTTTAGTATTTTCTAAAATATTTCCACTTTTAAAATTTGTAGCAAAGGCATTTGCTTTAGATTCCTGACCTCTTTTAACTTCTAAAGAAGCAGCCACTCCTGATTTAACTGATACTTCACCTGCATAAACTTTCATATCTTCTGCTCTTGCATTTGTATCTTCTTTGATATTTTGTATTCGTAAAAGATCAGCTTCATTAAAATTGTGTGCTTCTTGCAAATAAGATTTAGCTAAAGGAGATGTTTTTTCTGTTAAAAGAATTTGCTGTATATACTTTAAAGCAGTACTATCATCTTGTACCTTATCTAATAAGGGATCAATAGATCCTCTTACATTAGCTAAAGATACTCTAGCATTTAATTCTTTAATTCCAACTGCTGAATAACCATTATCAATACCAACTAAAGCTTTTGAATCAACTGCTATTTCATTTTCTAATTCTTTTATATCTGCAAGTTCATCAGCTTTATCTTCTTTTGTGCCTATAGTATTGTGATAATCAAATTGCAAAGCTTCTAATTCTTTTACTTTAGAGTCAATTACTATCTTTTTATTTTGAACAGCAACTCGTTCTTCAAATGCTATTCTTCTATTTTGAATATCATTTGAATGTAATACACCTATGTTTTGTATTTTAGGAATTATTTGTGGCAAGTATGTTGACATATTATATGATGAGCCATCAGGTCTTGTTCTTGTTTTTTGAAACTCTTTAATATGTCCATCAATATATCCAAATACATCTCTATCAAAACCTTCTTTATCAAATGTATTATTAGCAGTTCTATTTTTTTTAAAATTAGCTATTGTTTCTTTTGATTGCAATATTAATTGATTTGCATATCTATCTGCTAATATAGCATTTGCTTTATCTTCTCCAACTCTTGAAAATTTAGGTTGTACATATTGTAGCTCGTTTTTTTCATTATATATAGGAAGTGTTTTTGCTGTTTCTACATCCGATTTAATAGCTTGAGTTTTAGCTTCTTGCCAAAATATTTCTTGTAAAGCATTGCCAGTTTCTGCAATAGCTCGACCTAATTCTTTTGCACCAGTATCAGCACGAACAACACCGACTGGTCTATTTACAAAAGAAGTACGTTTTGATTTTAAAAATTCTGCCATATTATCAACTCACATTGTAAGCATTATAAGCACCTTTTGCAACAGCACTAAATGCTTTTAATCTGTATGCTTTAGAAAGATTATTTGCTTTTACTAAAGTCATTTGTTCTTGTTGTGCAGCTTTACTTAATTCAGCTAAAGATTGTAAATTTGCTCTTTGTACTGTTTTCTCTGTATCTCTCAATGCTTTTTCTCGTATTGCTTTTATACTTCTATCTGATCCAGTATCTCTGCCCATAACTCCTGCACTTGCTGCATTAGTATTCATATAAGTACGATTATCAGCCATAATAGTATTATGTTCTTGCAAAGCTTTTAGCTTCATCATCTTTGCATTTTCTTTAATATTTCTTGCTGTAAGAGCACCTTCTTGTTGTGCTGCTTCAGCTTGTTGGTTATATCCTTGATAAGTTATAGCTGTTGATGCTACTGCAAATGCTACTGCCCACATATTAAAAAGCCACCTCTACTACCATTCCGTTAATTTGTAAATTCAAAGGAAAGGACTGTGATACTATAACTCTAGGATCACGACTATATCCAATCATTCTAAATTCTTCTTTACCAGTTACTGGTATTCTGTCTAAACTCATATCATCTGTTACATTTCTTATAACCATATCTCTACTCGTAGACGTTGTGCTTGGACCTTGTACACTAACAGCTAAAGTTTCATTTAAATCTAATATAACTTTAGGAATCTGTCTTGGTTCTCCAGTTATAGGTCCACCTTGTATTGCTACATCAATAGGTAATGTTTTAATTGTTGGTGTAAAAGCATACCCTATAAATGCTTGTGTTATCCCAGTTTTAACACTACTTGCATCAATTTGTCCACCACTTACAGTAAAACTACCAAGAAAGTCATTGCCATTTGTAGCTTTAACTACAGCATTATTTGTAAAATGTGCTGAAGTTAATCCAGTAAATACACTTGCACTACCACTAAAACTATCACAAAAGTCCATTGGCATAGTATTTAAAAACTCTTCAAGGTATAACTTTGTAGTTCCAGATCCGTCATCTCTTGCAGAAACAGCAAACAATCTATCATGTACAGCACATATGCTATGCCACACACCTTGAGTGTCCCATAAAGTCCACCCTGCTTTTTGTTCACCACGAACAGAATAAAAAACTGCAATCGTACCATCCTTATTTATAAGAAAAGCATAAGACTCACTTCTACCTAATGCACCTTTGATTGAAGTTTGTTGCACTGGATTAAGTATTAAATGTGGTGCTAATGAAGATATAGCAACAGCAGTATATGCTGCTTCTGTATCTGTAAATAAAAACTCTCTTAATGCTGTACCAGTTTTCTGTACAAATAAAGTTGCTCCGTCAAAAACAGTTGGTCTAACAAAACTTGCACCATAAGGTGTTTGTCTACGAATTTGTGCATTTGTAGGTGTAACTGCTTTATTTGAAATAGTTGGTATAAATAATTCTGCACCAGTCGTAAATATCTGCAAATCTCTATTGGAAACCAAATGACGTATAGAAAATATTTCACCTACATTTGCTGTTAAATCAAGAGCATCATTATCTTCTGCATCTCCCACATCAAAGTTAAAATACTCACCAGACCTGCTACCCCATATACCATCAGGTTGAGATAACGTACCACCAAACCACAATCTGTTTTGATGAAATGTAACAGCAGCAGGATAACCTCGTATAGCAGAATAACTTTGCTCTGACCATTCTGTAGTTGCTGCATTAGTAACAATTCTTGGACTACCTCCACCAACAGCACTTGACGTTGCAGTAGCACTACTACCTGCTGTAAACTCATAAGTGTTTTCATCTATAACAGCAGTTATAGTTCTTGATCCATTTAAGTTACCTTGTGCAATGCCTCCTACAGCACCACATCTCTCAACAGTAATTGATGCACTAACTGCCAAACCATGTAAGGCATGAGTTACTTGAACTGTGCCACTACCCTCAAATACTTTAATAGAATCAATAGGAAGTTGTTGATGTAAAGTTCCATTGATAGTTGCTGTAACAACAGTTGCACTTGTATATCCAGTAACTCTACACCTTGTTTTACCTATAAGAACATCAGTACCAACATGACCTGATACCCAATAATCAGCAGAAGTTGTTAAAGTTTTACCAGTTCCAGTTGTGCCATTAGCAGTAATTGTTGTCCCTAAAGATTGAAAACTAAAGTATGGTTGATGTATATCATTGCCATCTCTTGATGTATCAAAACTAAATGTACTAACAGCAAAGGTTGTAAGACTTGTTCTTTCTAATATTCTTGTCTGAAATGTAGGATGACAAATAAACATTAAGTCACCTTGTTGTGCAAATGTAAGTTCTTCAAGGTAAGGATCATCTGTTGTATTAACTAACCATGATTGACTTGTAAGTGTTTGTATTGAACTAACTGCACCAGTAGAAGCATTAATTTGAAAGATTTGTATTTGTGTATTACTAAATGCAATTATATATTTTTCATCATCTGAAAAAATAAATGGCTCTAATCTTATTTCCTGCCTTAAAACACTAAAGTTTGTAACTGCTAATCTTGTTGTATCTGAACTTACAACTTCAAGATTATCACTACCACCATCATCTCTTTTAACAGTAACAACATTTGCAGCAGGATTAGCAACTGTAAATCCGTCTACTGCATTTAAAGCAGTAAATATATTATCTGCTGTTGTATTGTTAGATTCGTTTGCCCTTACAAAATGAGTGTTACCAGATGCAGCAGAAGGTGCATCTCCACTTGATGTTTCCCATTTTAAAGTAATTATTGTTCCGTCATTAAAAGGCAATTTGATTGTAGATCCCACAACAATGTTAGCATAATCTGTAACTGTAATAGTACAAGTGCCATTGGTATAGTTACCAAGATTTGCAAGTCTTTGTGAACCTGATCTTTTCAATAAACCACCTTCACTACGAATAAAAAAATTTCTTATTTGTTCTGCTGAATTATTATAAACTTGTGTATCTGTTCTTGATGTTAAAGAAGGACTAACTTCGCCAAACTGAAAGTTATTCAATGGCACTCTTACTTTTGCCATTTAACTTCTCCTATTTGTAACAAATCTTGAAGTAGGTATTCGCCTTGTTGTTTGTTGCTGTGCATCAATGTTTCTTGCTTTAGCCATAAGTTGTTCTGCTTTTTTCTCAATGACCATCATAAGGCCATCATCTCTTGCAATAGAAGTTGCAAATATAGATGCTAAAGCATATTCCAAAGCTAAAGAAAAATAACTAGGAAAGTTATCTTCAGTTGCCCTGAATGTATAATCAGCAATCAAAACATCAGCAGATGTTGAATCTGAAAATACTTTGTCACCATATACTGTATAATTAATTAATCTGTCATTTATTGTTACACCATGAAGCACTAATAAATTACTTGGAAGCTGATGAGCAATGTCAAACCTTCCAGTTGGTGTATCTGATAATTGTGATAATTGTGCTTGTTCAGTTGCAAATCTCCACCTTGCTGTAGATAATGTTGCTCTTACTGTATCTTCATACATATTACTTGCTACTAATGCTTCGGTACTTGAAGAATCAAAAGAGGTAATTGGTTCTGCACCTATTAAAACTAATGCCCTTGATGCTATATCTATTGAAGAATTTGCTGCTGTACTTGTCATATATGTTAGAGGGAGATTACTCTCCCCCTACCTTTTAGTGGTTAATCCCCATCAGTTTCGGCAACTGCTGTACCATCTGACACATCTACTGCACTTCCGTTATTTGATAAAACAGTAACGAAATTTGTAGTAGGCACATTAGTGTCGTGAACTATTATAAGATCACGAACAGCTAACATATTTGCTGCATCATTAAAGTAGTTAGCAGTATTAACTGTTGCAATAGCATCTGTGGTTGTATATCTCCACAAGCTACCATTTGAGTCTCCACCTAGTCTAGTAAGACCACTTGCTGCATAAGCCATAATCAATCTCCCTTATGAATTATTATCAAGTACTTCATAGACACCATTGTCATCTATAACAGACGCACCCATTGACATCATTGAAGTTGCTAAATGTGAAGCTTTTTCAGGAACATAGTTTAACTCTGTACTTACATCAGCACCGATACCAAGACCTACTGCTGAAGTATGGTAAGCAATATTCTTACCTGCTGTAATAGCTGAAGTTGAGAAAACTTTAAAACCTAAAAATTCTTTCATTGACATACCACCTGCGAATGGAAGATTTTGTTCACCCACAAAGTCAGATGATGCAAACTCTGTTATTGCAAACAAATCGGCATATCCTTGTGGATTCATTGCTAAATATCTTCCTCCATCTTCTGGAATATTTGCAGACCCCATTGTTTCAAACAAAGATAATAAATCAGCTTTAGCCAAAGCAGAACCAGTGTCATGTATTGCTGATGAGTTTGCTCCTGCATCCATTGCTGTGTAAAGCAGTTCATCTGTCTTACGACCTAATGCTGCTGCTGCACTTTGTGCTACTGCTTGTCTTTCATCTATGTTTGTTTTTAATTCATCTAACTTGTCAATATACTCTGCTGCATAATAGTCAGATAAAGTTACGTCTACTGTTGTGTGTGCAAGTTCCATTGGTGTAATGTTACCATTTCTTGATTTAGTGGAAGCTGATCCAGTTCCAATCTTTTGAAATCTAACAGTATTACCAGTGGCATTACTTACAGTTCTAACAGTATTCCTTAATTTACTACCCATTCTCTGATATGCAAGATGAACCTCACTCTCAAATTGGGTAATAAAAGCTGTACTAATTGTATTAGCCATTTCTTACTCCTAATTAAAGTTACTATTTATATATCAGTTATCCGTCTTTTGCTTCATCTCGTTATCCAAAAGGGCGATCAGCTATAACAGGGCTGCTCATTTGTAGATACAATATTTTGATTGTTCTTGCAACGATAAAATCGTAAAACTTTAAATCCATTTATCATAACTGGCTGATCAATAATATGAAATCCTAAAAAATCTAAATAATTCAATGTCTTAATATGATCAGCAGGTACAACATTTTCTAATTGATAAAACTTTTTTTGGAAGTAATCTATTACATATTTACTTAATTTCATAAAATTAATTGGATATTTTTCTAATTCATATGTACCAAGCATCCAAATATTAGCAATCATCTGTTCATAGATAGGTACAGTTCCAAACATAAAAGCAGGTTTGCCTTCTATTAATGCTGTATATGTTTCTGCTTGTTCTTCTCTTATACCTACCATTAATGCACGAAAAGGAGTTGCACCATGTATTAGACATTCACGAACATCTGTATTTCTTAAATTATCCTGAAGATATTTTATGTGGTCTATATCAGCTTCTACAACGGAAAACTCGTTGTAAATGCCACTACCCATAAAGTTTTTGAAAGTCATTATTTACTTCTTGTACATATGCTTTATCTCTTTTAGCAGGATTCCAATATCTTTCATCTCTCATTTTTGTTTCAATATCACCTTGAGTTAATTGTGCAGGAGTAACTGCTTGACCATTTACTGCCACACCTTGCATTTGTTTTTGTATAAACTCTAATGCTTTTATACCTTCAGCACTTGAACCTAATTCAACTATTGCATTGTGATATTCAGGTGGAAAAAACTTATTCATAAAAAGTTGTGCTGCTTCTACTCTTTGATTAGCATTATCACCTAGTTCTGTTTTGACTGCTTCTAAATCTACTTGCTCTCTATTCACATACTCTGCAAAAGCATTGACACCTTCGTTAAACTCATCTTGTGATAAGCCATTATTCCAAGAGTATTTTGCCCACCAATTTAATAATTGATTATCAACAGCTTCTTTTTCATCAAGTATTTCTGGTATTTGATAATCATCTGCTGATGCAGGTCTTTGTGAAAATGCTTCTTCCTCTAATTCTTTATGAATAATACTTCTTATATCTTCTTCTTTTTTACCTTTCCATGACTCAAGTTCTCCGTAAGACTTTGCCATATCTTCAGGTGTTGTAAATTTTTCAGGCAACCAATTAGGTCGTGTTGGTTCTGCTACTGGTGCAACAGACGGAGGAGTTTCTACTGATTGTTCAGTAGCAGATTCTTGTGTAACTTGTTCTTCACTCATGTTTTTATCCTTATTGAATGGTTAATTCTTTTAACTATTAAAGCAACAATATATCGTTGCCCTTCCAAATGCCGAAGTTCGGCATCTGAAATATTTGGTCCACTTACTGCTTCTACAGTAATAGACTTCAAATACTTTAAAACCTCTTGACCATTTGGTGTTTTAAAAAGTGATTCTACATCTTTAGATATTCGTTCATCAATTTCTTTAGAACGAGGATATCCGTCAACCCCCAAGTGCTGTGGCATCAGGTTCTTCTCCCTCTTGTGGTGGAATCATTTGTTGTTGTTGCATTTGCATTTGTTGAGCCATTCTAACTATCTCTTGTCGTTCATCTAAATCTCTAATTAAACTATCAGGTATGCCAAATTTCTTTGCTAAATAAACTGCTGTTTGTTCTGATGATATTAAAATATTTAACATTTCAGGGCCAAATGTGTTGCCGACTGTTTGTAAGAATCTATTTAAAGATACTATGTCTTGATTAGATTGTGCTTGTGCAAGGGGAGATACACTACGAATCTTTACTTCACGACCATTAACAGTCGGCATCTCTATCCTACCTTGTTTCTTCAAAATGTATATGACTCTTTGTAAAACTGGCTGTACCATTTCAGCTTGTAACCTGCCAAAAGCTGAACCTATTTTCCTAGATAGGTCTGCCATTCTTTCTGCTACTTCTGTTGCAGAAGCAGGAGTTTTATTTGGGTCACCTAGCATATCATTATACAATGCTCTCTTAATATTATTTCTCATATCATTAAGAATAAGGTTAGCTACATCAAAAGAACCTGCTGCTCTTACTGGTTGCAGTCCTTGTGTGTTTGGTGCTTTTGGAATCACAGTTCCTGGAACTAGGTTTATTGTATCTACATTAATGACACCATCATCATCTATCTGATAGATACCTGATATAGCCATTTGTGCATTTTCTAATATTAATTCTATTGTAAGATTACAAGTTTTGATTGCACTTAAAGCATTTATAGCAGGACCTCTGCCATAAATTTCCCCACTTGCTTTGCTCCATCTAAAAGCAATAAATGGATTTGCACCCACACCTTTGTAGGTTTCTTGCATAATCATTTTCTTATCAGCCATATCAATGATCATGTAGGAGTATTTTTCTTCATTTATATCATCATAAAGTTTACATGATATTTCTAATATTTTTGTAGATGCTTGTGGGTAGTTTGAAATACGTTCTAATATATTTGGACTTAATTCTGCTTTAGGATATGACACTAATATATCCTCATTTTTTATCATACGTTCTCTATACACATGGTCTACTTTTCCATCAGGGCCAGTATCTAAAACAACATGAGGTAAAGGTATAGATTGAAACCTTACTGGATTTACTGCATCACCTTCCATTACACAAAGAACAGCAGTACCTAAAGCAAGATCTATAAAACATTCATGTATCTCTTGTGCAAAGTTTGATGTTTGCAATATTTCAAAAACATATTCGGTTACATCATCAAGAGAATTATTTACATCATCTCTTTCATTTTCAGGCACTTCTGATCCAGTAACAAAATCTGCCCACCTTGCAAAGTTAGGAGTTAAACCTGCTTGAAGTCTTGATGCAAATTCTTGAATACCAACAACAGCAGTTTCATCAAATATTTTATCATCTCTTCTTTGTCCTGCTGAATAATTTTTAAATCCTTGACGTTGTGGCAAACAATATTCAAAGATTTCATCATACAATTCTTCAAACTCTCTCCTTACAGATAGAGCTTTCTCATATCTTTGAAGCATTAATTCAACAGTTTTTTCGTGCATTATCTATCGTACTCACTAAAAAAACCTCGCCCTCCACCAGAGCCACGAAGTAGACTTCTTCTACCTACACCTTTTCTTTTTCTTCTTAAATTAGTTTCAAGTGTATCTTCTCTTGCTTCACCTCTTATAGCTTGTTCTTCAGCCATTGCTGATTCTCTAGCTTGTTGTGCTTCAATTTCTGCATCACTTGGGGATGGTGGTGGTGGTGGCTTTTTTCTTTTAAATGGTCCTACACACATAGAGATCTCCTTACATTCTTGCCCATAATCCTTGTCGTTTTTGTTTAGGTCGTCTGTTAAAAACATCATAATCTGTTCTTGCATTAAATGTTTCAATCTTTTTATTCATACCTAATACTTGCCTTCCTTCACCTGCACCCAACATAAGATACTGCATAGCATCATGTATATGTGAGTATCGGTCTTTCAAAGGTTTATCATCATATCGTTCTCCTGATACCTGAAGTCTACGATATTGATAACCCCCTTCAAATCCTTTTATCAGTTCTTTACACCTAAAGTCAATCAAAATTCCTGATAAACCATCAACCATTCTATTTAACACAGAAGCAACCGACTCAATTCGTAAAGAAACATCATTGCTAGAAGTAGGTCTGGCTGTTAATCCTGCACCTCTTAAAACCTGAAAAGGAGTGGATTCATCTGTTTGTGAACGGAAATCTCCTGCAGGGTCACCAAATATATTTATCTCAAGATTGCTATATCGTGTGGCAATTTCTGCACGAAGTAACTCTGCAAATCTTACAATGCCCATATCAAATGCCACAATCTCCTGCAAGATTATCCATCTACCTCTAACCTTTTGACCAAAGACAGCAGCAGGTGTTAATCCAAAATCAAGACCAATATACAATGGAACTCCACTTGCTATTGGTATTTCTTCTTTAGCAACATGAGTATCAGCCACAAACATATTATAAACTGGCTTACCATCTTGAATACTACCTAAACGATTCATTACATAGACATCTATCCATGATTTTGTTTTACCCTGAACAAGATTTGTATAGTAAGTCTTTAAAATATTTTTTGCATTTTCTGCTTTGTCATTTAACTTGTAACCAACAACAGAACCATCTTCATCTTTCTCTTCTATCATGCCACTTGGCTGTGTAAAGAACTGCCAGTTATCTGGCTTAACTAACATACGACTTTCTTCTAAAGTTATATGATCTGGAACTGGAACTTCACCTGACATGATTGACCACCAATGATCTTCTTCTGGACTATTGGTATCACATATTACACCTGACCATGTTGCACCTCCGTCTTTAACAGAAGGATATCTACCAACTCTCATAGTACAAGCATCAATAATTGACTTGGGTATTTCTCTTGCTTCATTTACCCAAACTCCAGTTAACTCTAATGACAATAATTTTTTCACATCTTCAGGTCTATCAAGAGCAAGAAAGATTACTTCCATATCTAATTCACCTTGCTTTATGTAATGTGTATAAGGAACAGACCAAGTAAATCTTCCCCATTCATTTTCAGGAAACCAGTCAAGCCAAGTCTTTATTGTAGTAGTTCTAAGTTGTGGATTAGTATTTCTTATAACTGCCCACCTTGTTTTTCTTTTACCATGTTGATCTTTATTCTGCATAAGTGAACGTCTAAACACTTCAATAGAACAAGCAACAGACTTGCCACTTCCTACTGGACCTCTTATGCCACGAAAGAAAGTACTATCTTTCATAAAGTCTTTTAAGATTTGCCCATCAGGTTTGTATTTAAATTGTATCAATGTGCGTATTCTTCCCTATACGAATAAATTTTTCTACAATTTCAGGACCAATAGTAGATATAACTTTATCTGCTTCTCTGTTTGTACAAAACTCTTTAGGGTGATGCTTTAGGTGAACTCGTTTTACAACTTCTCGCAGTATGCGTCTTTCTTCTACTTTTAATGTATGTAAGAAACTCATAGTTCTCCTTTTAAAAACATTGCAAAATAATATATACCAAGTCCACCAACTATAGCAACAAACATTACAGCTAATGCTTTCATAATTGCATCTTTTTGTTTTGCTTGTTGTTCTAATTGTTTCTTATGTTCGGCTCTTGCCCTTGCTATGGTTGCTTGTAATCTTTCCCATTGACCTGCACTACCATACAACTGAAACAAGGAACGAAGTTCTTTTTTTAATCTGGCTTGTTCTTCTTCTTTAAAGTGTTGTTCAATAGCACTATCCATAATGCCACCAAAGATAGACTTCTTCTTTCTTTCCTTGCCAAACCCTAACTCGGCTTCTGCCTTTGCATATTTTTCAATAGCAGAAGAAGCACTGGCTAAATCTTTGCCCATCTCCACGCACTTTTTAATTGCTCCATGTGCAGCAGTCAAAGCACCAAATGCAGATATAGGGTCAATCATTTTGTTATCCTATGTAAAAGTTCTGTGGCTTTTCGTTTTTTGTGCAATCTTTCTGGGTTGTTTAGATACTTGTTTACCTTTTCTAATTGCTCTGCGTTTAGCAGCCGAAGTCTTTTTGTATTCAGAGTCAGATAAAGCTTTAATTGCTTTTTCAGGGAGATACCTTTCGCCAGTAGCTTCACTCCCTTGTGTACTAGGTTTACCAGATTTCGTTCTCCACTTTTGTCTAGTCCATGCACGAAGTGACCTTTGGGATTTTCCTAAAGTCATTATCTGTAACCACCACCTTTGGATTTGTATTCTTTTGCCAACATCTGAGCTTTACGAGCAGACCATTGACCTGATGAGCCACCTTTTGTTCCTGCCATAATTTTACGGAAGATAGCTTTTCGCATTGTTGGCTTGGTATAGTTTCCTGCTTCATTAACTTTACTCTTTGTCATTTCTTTTTCTTTACGACCTTTTTCTTTGAAGGTAAAGAAATTTTTTTAATAGCAGCTTTTGGTGGTCTGCCCTTTTTACTTCCATACGTTCCTTTTCCCATTGGCATAGCTTTCTCCTTTTTAAGTTTTAGTTTTATTGCGTTTAGAAATTGCTTTAGCTTTCGCCCTAGCACTTGCTTTACTTGAAGCACCCCATGCTTTAAGCGAGAGTAACAACCTCGTAGGTTTACCTTTAGCATCTCTTTCTGGTCCTTTCATGTTTCCCATTCTTGCAAGAAAACTTGCTCGTCTGGGATTGTCGCCACTTTTGACTGGAGGTTTAAGAGTACCCTTCTTATAAGAGTCACGACCTTTTTGGTTTAAACCACCTTTAGGATTCTTTCCTTCTTTGCGAGTCCATGCTTCTGTCTTAGCCATAACGTACCTTTTTTAAAAATAATGTTTGTAAGGGGGGTTGTTGTATAGGTGGCACACACTTTTTTAACCCCCCTGCCACCATTAGTAAGCATCCATACCTACAGAGCAGACTGTATGCTGAAAGATCTATCACGACAGATCAATACTTACTTCTATATTACCACTTATCAAGTGCATGGCTTTATCTATCGGTTTATATCCTGCACGATCTAGTATATCCTTACTAGCTTCAAGCTGAACGTACTCTGATTTAGCTGATGATGCTAGATCAAGAACCTTTTTACTAGCTATCGTAGCATTCAGTCCTATACTTTCTCTAACTCTTTGTTGCATATATTCTTGTATATGTGGCAACCTCAATGTCTTACTAGCTGTCACTCTGCCTGATTCCCCATCTGAATATCCTGCTATCTTACTGGCTTTAGTTACAGAACAACCAGTTGCTACAATCGTATCAATCAGTAGCATCTGTTTCTTGGTTAACTTTCTTTGTGTTAGCATCAACACCCCCTTATCCCCCTCTTTTATGAACTGCCGAAAATATGTTGTCAAGGGTATTTTTATTATCTTGTAGAATCAAACACTTATAGAACACTAAGGAGAACCCCTTCGTTATCAGAATGAACTAACTTTGCAAGAGATCCCCAGTAACCTGAAGCATCAATCTCTGATTCGCTAAGTGGCGAACCAGATATTGTGCAACGGATAACTGCCCAACCTCTTCCCCTCTTGCAAAGTTCTTATCATCCTGATAAGCGAATCTCATATTTACAGAAATATTGTATATATATCTAATTGGTATACGAACCAATTAGATATATGTTCTTACATAACTCGCAAGAACCAACGAGTTGTTTTTTGGGGATGCAAATCAAGTGCTCGGTATCTTATCATACGAGTAAAGGGTAGCATGATTACTATGAGTATGTCATCAAACTGATTGTAATCATGCTATGAACAAGTTCACTTCGCCCTTGACTCGCATGGGAGAGCAAACAGCGAAAGATTTGCAGACCCAAAAAACGTCTGTAAATTTATACATTAATATCAAAATATGAAAGGAAAATGATATGACAAATGTAAATACAAAAATAGAAGATATGGTACTATCACTAGGAGATATTTTCAACTATGGACAACTTGACAATCCAAACAAAGAAACTACCTTTGATGGAAAGACAAACCCTAAATATAACAGCGACATTGTTTACATGTTCGGTGGTATTATCAGTCAAATAGCTTGGAGTTTAAACCAAAAGAAACCTTATGCTGATACTAACCAAGCTAAATGGATTCAAGAAAAGGAAAACAATCCTGATAATCCTAATCCTGATATTCAAGAAAGACATGAACAGTCATTAGGTGCTATGGAGAATCTTCATGCACTTTATGAATTTAATGTTCAATGCTTCAATACATTCTCTACATGGACATGGAACAATGGGAAGTCAACAGATGATTATGGTATGAAATGGTATGCTGAACATAGAGATCAGATATCAGATTCAAGATCATTTGGCAAGACATCAAGTCCTGAAGATAAAAAGAAAGCTTTGATGAAGCAACTTGCAAAATCTAAATAACATCAAGAGGGAGTTCGCTCCCTCTTTTTTTTATGTCTAGTAAATGTACAAAGCTTCGCAATGTATATTTATTGTATTGCTAAAGCAATCATGCTTCGCATAGTTCTACAGATGCAGAACCACATCAAGTAGGGAAGTGTAACTCATGCGTGTAATCGCTTGGGTGTGCAAAATTCAACTCATCATTTTCAATTAGGAATCAAATTATGATTATTCGGATTACAATTATGTGGTTAATAATACTATGTATATTTTTTACATGGGAAAAAGAAATCATAGGCAGTATTCATTGTATGTCGTTACATGAATACAACAATCAACACAATTTATTATGGAGTCAACATTGATTTATATAACAGAAGTTATTATTGTAGCTATGGTATTCATAGCATATTTATTTGCAACAAATGCTTACACTTTATAAGAGGATAGTATGATAAATCTAATTTTAAATCACTACAAGTTAATCGTAGGAGTTTGTATAATACTTTTTGGTCTAGCCACCATACCAATTGCAATGATTATATTAGATAGTGTTGAAACAAGTATTGATAAAGCACAAGTGTTTGATTATTTCGTCTGGTTTATATCAGTAGTTTTAATATTAAGTGGTTGTCTATTTAGTATTTTAGGAACTCACATAATAGTAGACTACACAACAGAAATTAAAAGGAGGATAATATGAACAAGTTTATTGCTAAGCATATTTCAGAAACAAGTGATACTGGGTACAAATCTCAGTATTACAAAGTAATACTAAAAGAACTACTAGCTTTTAGTGTATTCCTAACAGCAATGATAATGGTTTCATTACTGTTATTTATTTAAAACGATTCACAACATGGAGGTTACAATGAATCATATAGAATCAATCAATAAAATAGTTGGTTATGAAAATGACTATTCTTTTCCAATAGAAACTATACCAATGAAAGGTATGCTAGAATATGACACAGTAAATTGCCCTGATAGAATAATGATTATCAATGCAAATACCAATGAGTATCTAGGTAATCATTCAACTGCATACAGACCAGTTACAAACTCACAAATAGTAGATCCAATCAAAAATATACTAGCTGATGTATCAAATGAGTTTGTGCCACAGATAAAGACTTACGACAATGGCTCAATGATGTTGGCAAGGTTTACTTGTCGTGACATAAGGATCAAAGATCCAAGCAAAGATGATTACATTGCATTTCAAGTTACAGTTCGTAACTCATACAATGGAGTGTGGTCTATTATGATTAATGCAGCAGGTCTACGATTATGGTGTATGAATGGGTGTACTACAGCAGATAGAGTGGCTAACTTCAGACTCAAACATAATGGTCATTTCAAATATAACTTTGACCATCTAAAACATTCAATTGATTTCTTTCATACCAATGAACAGAGATATATGAAATGGGCAAACACTAGAGTTTCAGAGTGGGATGTTGAACGAATGTTTAATAAACTAACCTATACTGCAAGGCCTACCATTGACGGAAAGTATAGAAACGAAACACAATTCTATAATCTTATGCAGCAATGGAGAAACTATCGTGCAGATATGGGTGCAACTAAATGGTCATTGTATAATGCAGTCACTCATTGGATATCACATCCAGTTCAAGTATCTAACCCACACAAAACTGTTGTGGAAAGAGAAAGTAAACTTATCAGTTACATGAATAAATCAGATTCGTTATTAAAGGAGGTTGCGTAATGAAACAAATAAATGAAGATACCATTGCATTACATTGGACAACAGAAGATGTGATGAATCAATGTGATTGGCTAACAAAAGAACAAGCACGAGCAGTATTAAGTGTGTGTTTACATAAACATGATGCAAATCATGGTGTTAGTTGGGAGATAATAGACATATGGGCATGTGCTATGTACCCAAAGCACTCAACAAAACAAGTTTAATGGAGGTTGCGTAATGAACTACAGTAAAAAAGAAATGGATATGATACGAAATGTATATCGTATGGCATCACCTCAAGATTTCAGACCATTGTATGAACACATGGTAGCTGTTGGCATTGATCGTGATGGACTTAATTCAGAAGCATGGATTAATAAGATGACTGTAATGACAACTAATATGTGGGAGAAAGAAAATCTTTTAGACAATCCTGATATTAAAAACTTAATTGAAGATATAAGATTAAAACATTATGGTACATGAAGAACACACAACGATACCAATATCGTAAGATAATAAACAGTTTGATAGAGCAACGAAAATTGCAGAAGTTATCGCAAGAAAAAGTTGCTCTAACTATAGGAACTGACACCAAATTATTTGGTCAATGGGAACGTATGGAGGTAGAACCACGACTATTTAACTTGCTCTGTTGGTGTGAAGCACTTAATGTGTTTCTAACAATATGTTGTGATGATGATGAGTTCTAGTCTTAATGGCTAGGACTCATTAAAATATGGAGGTTAAATGCCAAGCAAAAGTAAAATCAAAGGTAACTATCACGAGAATTGGTTTCTAAAATTATTTAACTCATGGAATATCCCCACCAAAAAAGTTCCCCTATCAGGTAGTCTGGGAGGGGAACATACTGGTGACTTAAAGATGATGTTAAATAATAAAGAACGAATTGTTGAGGTAAAGTATAGAGCAGTAGATAAATTCCCTAGTGTTTTCAAAGTGTTAGACGGAAAAGATATTGCTTTATATAAACGTAAAACTGGTGACCCAAGATGGGTTGCTATTATTCCAGATAAATTATTTGAGGACTTATTAAAATGAATTGGAATTTGGTATGTTGTATTTGTAAAAAAGATATTGAACCTTTACGAGATAAAGAAGGTCATATTCATTATCATGGTGGACATAATCCTTCACCAATTACAGATGAACCAGATAAATTTTGTTGTCAACAATGTAATGACAAGATTGTATTTCCTGCACGAATGACAGAATTACAACTTAAATCTCAACAAAGGAGGAAAAAGTGAGTAGATACAAAGACTTAATCATTGAATGGGAAGAAAAAGTAAGGTGGATAGAAGATTATCCAACATGGATAGAAGATGCTGAAAATGTATCAGAAGTTGTTGCCCATGTAGTAGATCATTTAGATTTAAAATATGAAACAGATATCAGTCATGTGGTACAAATATGCACAGAAGATATGAATGAATATTGGAGCAGATACATATGAAACTATCAAAAGATTGGCAACCAAGCCAAGCAGTCATGCAACAACACAAGGAGGTAAACCATGACAGAGAAATTAAATACTTCAAACATTTCTATATTACTAACCAATACGAAAGATCAGACTGGAATCAGGTCTATCGTCAATGGTGTGACAGACAAAGTAAAAGCAAAAACTTTGTTGGAACAAGGAAACTCAAACCCAAACCAAGTAACCAAAGCGACAGTTTCTATCATAGAGTCCATACTGCAATGCAAGATAAATGAAGAAGTAAACAATCAATATATGTTTTTCAGATTTACAATGCCAAACACATTTGCATTTGATCACAAGAAAAGACAGCAAGTAGTATCTGCACTCAAAGATTGTATGGCAGTAGCAGATAATGAGATGATTCGTAAATGGATTCTTGAAGTAATGGTATGCACGAACAAGCAATCAGCATTAAAAGAAAATGATATGGCATTGAAAGCAAAAGTATATGCTTCAAAGTTACAGCATATACCTGCTGATATACTCAAAAATGCTTGTGATAAATTGTGTTACAAAGAGTCATGGTTTCCTGCACTAGCAGACATAATGAAATATGTTGAGCCAGAGTATTACTATCGTAAGTCTTTAGTAGAACTTGTCAGTAGTAAATTAATACAACAATTAAAATAAATTCCTTATAGGGAAGTCTTAAACAGCATGGTATACCACTGGTTCAATCGGGTCTATGGTATGTAAACATGAATTAACATGAAAAAGATCAACGGACTAGCTATCCGTCAGCAAGTGTCATGTTGTTTAATTAAATGCTTGAATTTATTGGCATAATTTAGTATGCTGATAGCAACTATGGAGGTTAATAATGGCAGAAGTACCAAAGCTATCGCCTATGAAAGAAGAATTTATTAGAGGAAGTGATATGGTTTCTCTAATGAGAGGTGACTGGCACAAATTATATCAAATCAAAAAAGGATTAGTAGGTCGTGATGACTTATCTAATATGTTCAATGTACAGTTAGGAACTTTTACAGAAGATTTTAATTTGCAATGGGCAGAAAAAATTTATGAATTAACTTTTAAACCACAACATTCTGTATCAAAACAATATGGTAGTATTAAATTACAAGGAACACTTGATGGTATAACAAAGTCAACAGCTACAAACTATGACATTGGTATTGAATGTAAGCATACACATTCAATGAATACTATGGAAAATATGATTAACTTTTATATGCCACAGATACAATTTTATTCTTATCTATCAGGTATAAATAAAATGATACTGTCTGTAATATTTGGTAACAAATGGGAAGCAGTAGAGATTGAAGCATCAAGTGCTTATCAAGAAAAATTATTACAAGCTATTAAAACATTTTGGGAATATATTATTCATAACAAAGAACCTGATGGAATTGATACTATTGTAATAGATAATAATATTACAGATAAAATTCGTATCAATGGTAAGACAAAGCGAGATGTATCAAAAAGCAACAGCTTTACTGAAGCTTGTACTGATTATTTACTACATGAAGATACAGCAAAATTATTTGAGAAAGCAAAGAAGCAACTCAAAGAAGAAATCAAGCATGATGAATCAGAAGTTTACAATGATGTTCTATCTATCAAGCGAGATAAACGAGGGTCAATTCGTATAACCAAGAAAGGGTGAGCAGACCCACTCACCCTTTCAACTATCTGTATAATGGAGGTTACACATGACAGATACTAAAACTAATATCAAGAAACCAGTCCAAAGTAAAGTGTATAACTTAAAGACTGCTATGCTTGAGTTCCAAAAACTTGCTGTTTCTGCAAAGAAAGATGGCAAGAACCCACACTTTAAAAGTAATTACTCTACACTAGAGTCAGTTATTACAGCAGTAAATCAAGGCAATCAGTTTGGCTTATTTTTCACGCAAGAAATTGATTATGTATATGTAAGTCACAGAGAAACTATGTCAGAAGTAGTAGTTGTTACTACTGTAAGACATATCAATGATGAAGCTGCATACGTATCAAAGTTACCTATCATATTATCTCAAACTAATATGGAGAACCCACAGAAAATTGGTAGTGCTATTACCTATGCAAAAAGATATACATTGCAATCTGTATATGGACTACCATCAGAAGATGATGATGGTAATAAAGCATCAGAGCCAACGATTAACATAAGTAATTCCAAGAAATCAGAAGGAGTTGAAGATGACGGATTATGATAACACAGACAGAGGTAGTCTATTCAAACCTAGAGCAGATGAAAGTCTGCTCGTACAAGGCAAACTAAATAGTCAGGGTGATGAGTTTAGATTAGTAGTAGTCAAAGCATCATTACCTGATGGTAACACAGCAAGAGATGTGTACCAAAAGGTAGGCACAATGTATGAGAATGACACAGCATTGAATGAAAAATCACCAGACTTTAGTGGGCCAATCACATTAGGAGGACAAGACAAACGTAGAATAGCAGCATGGAAAACTGTATCTAAAGATGGCAACACAAAGTTCTTGTCTTGTAGGATAGGCGACTCAACACCAAGACAAATTGCAGAAAAAGAATTAGGAGTATATGATGACGTTGTTACTACTGCAACAGTTCTTGAACATCAGGAAGTAGATTTAGGAGGGGAGAATCCAGATGACATCCCATTCTAAATATAATAATTGTTGGGAGTGTGGCATAAATCTGCCACCTACCAATAGTCGTAGGCAAAATCCTACAAAGTGTAAAGTTTGTTCTAATCAAAACAGAGGATGGAAAATGAAAACAAATGATTTCAAACCATCAGTTTATTGTGAAATAGAACAATCACGAACAGCATTTGCATAGGAGGTATCAATGACTGCAAGAGCAAGAACGCATGACCCAAAGACTTCATGGGATGCAGCAGGTAAAGTAAATACAAATCGTTTAGAAAAATTAGTATTAGATTGCATCATTGCACATGGAGAACATGGTGCAATACATGATGATGTATGGGAAACTTTACCACAAGTAACAACTAAAGGTGGAATATCTGCTTATGTAAGAGAAGGTAGTATCACACCACGATATGCAACACTTGAAAAGAAAGGATTTATATATCGTGATGGCACTACACGCAAAGGTAAGATGGGTAGAAGCCAACTTGTTATGTATTTTAAAAGCAATAAAGCTTGATTTAAGAGCCATACAGAGGGGGTAACCACCCTCTCTGTATGATTACACCCTAGAAATAAGGAGTTATGATGTCATGTGACACAGATAAAGGTATATATATTGTACCAGTAGCAGGTGCGATACGCATTTATATAGATACAGAACTGCATGAAGTTAAAATGACAAGAGATGATATGGCAGATTTAGCTACTGAAATCCTTGCAAGAAGAATTGAAATGAAAGGAAAATAAAATGACTAAAGAAAATAAAGAAAACAAGTATGCTCTGATTGACAAACTTCCAGAGCAAACTCAAAGAGATATAAGGGTTGGTATGCTTGTTCAATCAAGACTTAGAAAAAAGAAATACAGAAATGTATGGGTTGGTAGTGGTTGGATAAGTTTAGACTCAAATGACAGATTAACTTTTAGAGAAGCAAGATACTAATTAAGTCGTAACATTTTTCATACGTTGAACTAATCTATCTGCACGATTAGGTACTTGTCTGTACCATTTACTATCCATCATTTCATTAGATGCT